ACAAGTCCTCCCGAACACCCACGCGGCTGACCGCCTGGATGGTATTTGAGGGAACAGCCATGTTAAAAAGTCCTTCTGGCCCCCGAAGGGGCACTGGGAACGCAACGTCATCCGACGTGGCATTCGGTTGAACCGGCTATTTGATCTGGCCGGTCTTTTCGAGATACTGATAGAACGCTGCCCCGGAGACATCTCTGTTCTTCGAGGTCAGCGCCGTCTCAAGTGCGGCTTGCGCGGTTCTCGCGCGGAGCTGGTCCGGACCCTGGCTAACGCCCGGGGTGGCTACCTTCGGCAGTCCCTTGGCGGCGCGGACTTTCTCCATCTTGCTCTTCTGTAGGGCGCGATACTTGTCAGCATCGGCCTTCCATTCCGCCGCTTGACGGATTGCAAGAATATCGGTCGCTCGTGCCTGTCCGATCAGCTCGTCGGGATATCCCAACTCCTTGGCAACCGACGTGAGCTTGGCTCGCAGCTCAGGACCGGTGGTAGGGTCGGCATATTCCGGAAACTTGTCGACGATGATGCGGTGCTGTTCCGCCTGTTCGGCCTGCGCCTGTTGAATTGCGCCGACCTGCGCCTGCTGGGCGTAGTCCATCGCCTGCTGCTGCAACTGCTGTTGCTGGGCAGTCTTGGCGCGGTATTCCGCTTCCTTGGCGTAGAAGCCCTGCGGATCGTATTGCAGCATCGCCGGATCGGGCGGCTGCGGTGCAATTTGCTGGGCATATTGTTGAAGCTGCTGGGCGACTTGGGCGTGATAGGCCGCGAGCTGCTGCTGCGCTTCCTGTGCCGCCGTCTGCCGTGCCTGCGCTGCTTCCTGGGACTTCTGCTGAACGAAGCGTTCGCGCTCCCCTTCGCGCTTGGCGACAATTTCTTGTGCCTCGCGCGGGAGGTTCTTGAACAGTTCCTTGGCTTCTGCGTCCCACGATACCGGTGCCTCGATGGGAGGAAGATCGTCGACTTCCTCTTCGATTGCGGTCTCGTCATCGGCTTCTTCTGTTTCGCCCTCAACGGGCTCGCCTTCTGCCGGATCTTCCTCGATCTCGTCCGTTACGCCGAACTCTTGTTCCGCGAGTTTCGTGAACACGTCTGCGGGATTTTCGGCTGCGGGCGTGGCCTCGCCTCCGACTGCCTCAGTGGGCTGGGTCATCGGGTAGTCCTTCTTCGGGAATGTGCGTCATCTCGACGCGGTGATCGCCGCCTCCTTGGCGGGATTGTTGCAATCTCTAAAATGTGCTAGCCAGCGTCTATGACTGGCTGGTATGACGCGGTGCGCTTCCTCAAGGCTGAGGGCCTCACGGGCCGAGCCGCAAATTGCCTTGTCAACTTGGACTGCCGCACCCTTGATGACGCTCGTCGCTTTAGTTATGTGGAACTGTTGCGCACACCCAATCTCGGTAAGAAAACGGCAGATGAGATCGCTGCGAAACTTGCGGAGCGCGGCGTTCGGATAAAACCCGCAGACTTGCCCCACGACGTTGCCGTCGCACGCGCCAAAGCGCGGGTTGAAAAAACTAAGGCGGCTTACGACGCGGCCACTAAAAAGCTTGCCGAACTCCTCGACTAACCAGCTATTCTGAGCAACCGTTGCTGAGCATCAGATAGCCGCGAGATATTGTCCGCCTTCAGCTTGTCGCGCTGCGCCAGTTCGCCGTCGCGGACCACTTCCGCCATGCCTGACTTCAGCGTGTCGACAACCTTCAATGCGACTGACAGGGTTGCGATCTTGTCGGAGCGCGTGTGCGGTGCGAGCTCGGTGGTTGCCACTTCGGCGATGCGCTTCAGATATTCATCTCGCATCCCGTCGAATAGCGGGGACAGAAACTCGTCGAGCGCCGATTGTGCGCGATGCGCGCGGGCGATGCGTTCGCTCACAGTTTCGCTTTCGCGTCAGCTTCGAGCTGGGCAATGCGCGCTTCGAGCTTTGCGATCTCGGCCTTGAGCGCAACGATCATGCGGTCATATTCGGCGATGATGCGTGGTGCGATGATGTAGCCGAGCACAACGCCCAGCGTGATTAGGGCGACGTAGATCATTTGCGGAATCCCATTGGTTCTGGGAGCCGCATGATCGGCTCGCCAGTTGGCGCTATCAGTCCAGTGTCGACCGCCTCATGCTCATCAACCGACAGGCTTGGGCACATCGGCTCACTGTCATCCCAAAGCGGGGTTTCGACGTAGAGCGGCTTTGCGGCGCGCACGCGACCGAGGACGTAACGGCTCATTTGTCCAAAGCTCCTCCGGGTCTCATCTTGGCGATCTTCTGCTGCGTATCGAGCTGAGCCGCGTGCTTGTGCGCATCGAGGATCATCTGCTGCTGATCGATGAACGCCTGCAAATTCTGCTGACGAACGGCAAGCGCGGCCTCCTGATGCTGCCTCAGTATCTCGATCTGCGCCTCGTCGGCGTGCTGCGCCATCATCTGCTGCAACTTGGCCTGGTCGGCCTGCTGCTGCGCCTCGATCGCCTGCTGCTTGACCTGGACCTGCGCCATCAGCGCCTGCACCTTGGGATCGGGCGGCTGCTGCTGCGGAATGGGATCGCCGTTCTGGTCCTTGGGCGGCTCTGTGAAGAAATCGTTCGGCTGAAGTCCGAGGTTGCGCGTCAGGCTCGTGCAGGCGTTGTAAACATTGTCGTCGCTGACGATCTGCGAGCCGGCCATCTTGAGCATCGACTGGACCTGCCCAATCATTTGCAGGCCCATCACCTTGTCCTCTTTCGAGCCGGATCCGAGACCGACCTGAACCTGAACGTCCATGTCCTCAGGCCATTGCGTCGGGTCGATGGTGCGATACTGGCCGTCGACGCGGATCTCGAAGGGCTGGCCGTATTGGCGCATCAGCCCGACCTTCTTCATGAACAGGCGGGCGGCGCCTTCCGCGAACTGGCGGGTGACGTAGCGCTCCATCTGCTGCCCGCGCGCCATGAGCATCTGCTGCCCGCGTGCGGTATCGTTCAGCGTATCTTCGTCCACGCCCTTGTTGAGGCGCGTAATGCCGGTGCGCGATTCACGCTGCCGGATCATCATCTCGACCGCAGCAAACGCGATCTGGCTTACGTCGCTCTTCTGCTCGGGGATCGGCGCGACTTGTCCCGTGTAACGGACAAGCCGGTTCGGCCGCACGGTAAGCAGGTCGTCAATCGTGTGGTCGCCGCACGAATCCTCGTGGACGTAATGGCCCGGCGCGACCTGCGAATAGAGGCTGTCCAGCCCATTGCGGAACAGCACCGTATTGACACGCTGGATGTCCGTCACCTTGTCGGCCAAGCTCTGGCCGATCAACCGGCCCTGCATCGGGAACGGGCACCAATATTCGAACGGCTGATAATCGACCTTTTCGATCGCCGGCTGTCCGTCGCGCGTCAGGATCGTGTTGCCGACGCGGCTGACGCACAAGCGCTCCGAAATGCCGTCCCCGTCGAGATCGTAGAGGACATATTCCTCACTGAGCCAAACCTTGCGGTTCGCGCCCATGCGATCCATCAAGCCGCTGTCGATCCAGTTTTGGCGACCGTCGTTGCGCGCCTGGGCAAGCGAGGTCAGGAACGGGTTGTCGCCTTGGCTAAGGTCAATCCCGTCGACATCGAAGCCCATCTCCGTGAGCTCGGAAATGCTCTTCTCGGTGATGTGCGCTAGGTAAACGGCGCTATCGAGGTCGCGTGCATCCGGCGCGATGCGGAACTCCTCGAGCGGCACATGGTAATCAGGGAACGTCGCCGCCGTCTCTTCAAGCGTGACCGCGTGGATCATCGGCTCGCCGTCGAGCGGGTGCGGCTGATCCGTCTGCGTCGCCTGGATGGCGTTGTCGGGCAGCATCGCGGGGTGATACAGGCCCTCGACGCGCTTCTTCTTGCGCTCGACGCATGACTTGACGATGCCGATCTTCTCGGCAAGGCCGGCCTTCGCCCAATCGTGGATCAGGCGGAAACCGGACTTCTTGCGATAGATGTAGTGCATCGCCACCGTGGCGTCGTCGCACTGTTCCTCGTCGGCTTGTGACTGCGGCTCGAACTCGACCACATTGCCCGACCCGGCCATGACATCGACAATGCTGGTAAGCATGTAGTCGACGGTCTCGGCAACATCGCGGGCAACAACCTGTGAGCGGCCCTCCTCCTCGTCCCCATAGGGGTCGCCGTTGTATGACTTGATCGCCGCTTCGACATCATCGAGCAGCGTGCCATCATATGACCGCGCTTCCTCGGATTGGAGGAAGGCGAGGAATTGGGGATCGACGTCGCTCATACGATCCCCTTGTTAGAATAGCGCACAAGGCCGCCCGTTGGCCGCTCCACGGCGGCGTATGGGTCCTTACATCGGCGGCTGTCCGCAATGCGCTCCGTGCCATCCAGGCGGCGGATCACGCGGCCATCGTCAACGACCTTCACGATGAAGTATGGCTCTAGGGTGTCCTCGTCGAAACAATCTTCGCGGATCGTCTCTCTCACACGATGCCTTTCGAGCTATATTTGATCGGCTTCATCTCAGCCCGGTTCTTGTGGCCGACCGCGAAATACCGCAGCGCGTCAGCGTAATGGCTCGTCCAGTCATGCAGCGGGTTCACGCGGAACTCCTGCCGCTTCTCGTCATATTCGCGGCGATACATCCGCAGCGCCTCGATGCCCTGCTTGCACTTGTCCTTGTCGAACCAGCACGTCGGCAGCAGCATCCTCACCGCCTGGATCCCGTCAGCGATCGGGATGTTGGGGCAGACCGTGGCCTTGATGCCCAGTCCCTGAAGAACTTCCTTGCGGCTCTTGCCGGTGCCTAGCTCTCTGACCTCTACGTCGTGCGGGAGATAGTGGTTGCCCCACACATAGTCTCGTTCAGACAGGCGCTTTGCATACCAGTCGAGACCGACGCCCTCGCCCTTGATGCAGTCGATGAGCCGCGTTTCCCTGCCGACCGTCTGAATAAACCAGATGACCGTCGAATCCGCGACGCCCAAGTCCCATGCGGTGTGCACTGGTAGCCTTGGGTCGTAAGGCACGGGAGCAATGCGATCTTCCGCATCGTTCATCTCCTTGCCGTAATATGCGCCCTTGACCGCAGCCTCGAACGAGCACTCGTATTCCTGCGCATATTCGTCGGCGGTCATCATCCGCCGCGCGTCGTTCAGCTCGTCAGTGTCGAGCAGTCCTGTTTCGCTTGCCTTCAGGTTGAGCGTGAACCAGTCGTCGCTTTCGTGCGCCTGCGTCCAGAGGGTGTGAAATGTGTTCTTGCCCTTTGGAGTGCCGATAAATACGGCCCAGCCTTTACGGTCGCTAAGAGCCGGTCGGATAACCTGGGACCATACAGTCGGGTCCATGTCTCCGAACTCATCAAGAACAGCGCCGTCCAGATATATGCCGCGAAGGCGATCAGGATTATCGGCACCGTAAATTCTAATGCGAGCGCCATTGTTTGGAAGCTCGACCCAAAGCTCTGAGGCATTGACCTTCCTCTCGGCTCCGAAGCAGTCGGTGTATTCGAGCAGATATTGCCAAGCGATGTCCTTCGCCTGGTTGAGCTGCGGCGCGATATAGGCGAAGCGCCCGCTCTGCTTTTCGCAGCACGCTGCGGCCTTGATGAGATCGTTGACACAGGCCACAGTCTTTCCCGCGCGGCGGTGGCATACGGCGATGCCCCAGCGCGCCGGCCGTGTGTGCAATCCCATGAACTGTTTGCGTGGAGCGTAATGGCTCTCGATTACTGCGGCGGCTTCCACGCCAGCGCCCCGCTTACCTTGACCTTGTGATCGAGCTCGCCAGCAACCTGAAGCGGCAGAACCTTGCCCACCAGCGTCAGGAACGCGGTCGGGTTGCTCGTCGCCTGCGTCTGCAAGTAATCGACGCCACCAGCATTATCGAGCGCCTCAAGGATCATCTCCTTCAGCGCCCGCGTCATCTTGTTCTGAGCGCCCTTGGGTCGGCCCATGCCTGCGCGCGGCGGTTTGACAGTATCGGTCACTATTTTATCGCCTCTCCGTTTACCGCTTCCCGAAGGATGGGCGGTGTCAGGCTACCAGGTTGGTTTACCCTGTTGCTTCTGTGTCCAGACCGAGCCGCTGATCGTGTCGGCGGCGGACCACGATCCACTCTTGAGCTTCTGAACCCAACCGTATCGAATGGCGGTTGATGTCGCGGCCTGAGCATCAAAGGTGGTGCCGTCGAACGCGGCGCTGTCGAACGTCATGCCTTCGGGTAGAGAAGCACTTGATAGGCTTCCAGGGTGAAGGATTCGGTGCCGAGCGCAAGCTGGCCCGTGATCGTGATGTTTTGATCTGCCGTAGTGTCGACGGTCGCGGTCGTTACAGAAGCGGCGGCTGCGGCCGAACTCGTTACCGCTAGAAGGCTTGCCCGCTGCGAGGCGGTGCCATTCCTGTTGCGGATGACGATGGTGCCTTTGTCCAGCGTCGGCGTCGTTCGAGACGAAGTGAAGAGGGTCGTCCCGCCAAGCTTGAAGCGAAGAGTCTTTGCGCTGGTGCCCGTGAGCGTGAAGTCATAATCGATGACAATCTGGCCGTTCGCGCCGACGCTTCCGCCGGGGACAAGGATCGTCGCGAGCGTGGTCTCAGTCGTGTCACCAGTATGCGAGACCTGGACGGCGGATTGGCCGAGAACATACCCGGTCTGGAGGTTGCGGACGGCAGTGTTGAGGCTGGCAACGTCGGAGAGGTTGTTCGCCGTGTTGAGAAATGCGGTCGAATTTTGCGCGGCGGCGGTGCCGAGAGCGGCGGTCGAAACTGCGGTGACGAGGCCCTTGGCATTGACCGTGACAACCGGAACCGCGCTCGACGAGCCGAACGATCCGACATTCGCGTTCACTGTGGCAAGCGTCAGGGCGATCGCGGTAGCGCCGGAACCCGACGCATCCCCGGAAACGGTAATCGATTGGTTGCCCGTCAGATATGATCCGACCGGCTGATACAGTGTGTCTCCTGACGCCTTGTCGAGGATGTTGCCCGCAGATGTGCCGACCGTCTTTAGTGTTACCGTGTTGGCGGCAGTTAGTGCTGGGATCTGAACGCCGGCAGCCCAGCCTGCGCCAGCATATGCCGTCAGGTTGGCGCTGGCGAGCTGGAATGCGCTAGCGTCTGAAAGCGCTGCCGTTCCCAGGCCAGTGATCGTGTGCGCCTCGTTCCACGCGTTCGAGGATATCTTGCCGTCGTTGCTGTCGGGCGTTGTTGCGGCAGTGGTGTGCGTAATCGATACGCTCATATCACCACCTCAGTCTGTCTCTGTCGTTGTCGGCCTGCGGCACGTTCCACGGGAAGAAGTGAGCAACCCAAATACTTGCCGCCAGCCCTTCAGCGCCGAACCTGCGGCTCAGCCTGGTGTCCCACCATCTCTTGCGCGTCGGCTCTGTTTGAACCGGGCGCCACCAGATCATCGGCGCGGGCGATTCTCGATGATCTGCTTCCACATGCGCTCTAGCGTTTCGACATCGGCGTGACTGATCTTCTGGCCTGCATAGTTCACGCCGCCGAACCTTTTCTGGCAGGTGTGGAACATTACCGCCGCAATCTGCCGTTGCTCCCCGGCAGTGCCGACGTATTTGGTCGCCGCCTCGAAGCACAATGCAGCCGCCACGTCCTGAAGCGCCTCGGCGATTATGGACGCGGTTTCGGACACGGGCTCAGCCCTTTGAATGATTAGTCGCTTGCGGAAAGAGGACATGAGAACTCCCGCCGACGCAGCATCGCCTCGGCAGTTACCAGCATAGTTTGTGGATCAGTCGCTTTGGGTGCTGGTCGGCGGGGACGCGCTCTGTGTCTCGGTTTCCGCGCGTTTGGGGTGCGGCCGGCGCACTACGCCTAGCCTATCTCGCGCGGCATATCAGAAGAAACTGCCGCTGTCAAGCGCTTTGTGCGCGTCCAGCGTCAACGCTACAGAAGCGGCCATGTTCCGGCTAACACGGAAAAACCCCGCGTTGTCGTTGCTCTCACTCTGTGGGATGTAGACGGATGTTTCTACATAGCGCGCATGGCTCGCAGCGTAGCGATCCGCCACATGCCCACGACCGCCGGCCTCCCGCTTCGGAGCCTTGATTTTCTGCGCTTTCATGCCGCTCTCGCAAATCTCGCTGGCAGCGCCCCGTCAACGAGCACGAACAAAGCTCGCAGAAGCGCCGCCAGCATTTCGCGATCGCCGGGCGTTTCCATTTCGATCAAATCAGGGACGCGCCCGCGCCGAAGAAGCTCCGTTGAAATCAAGCGATTAACGAACGGAGCGGAACCGTCTGAGAACCAGTAATCGACGACGACATGCTCAAGCACGTCGCGCTCATATTTCGGGAGATTGTCGATCCAGTTCTCGAACAGGATGTCGCCGCCAGTGTCGACCAGCGACGGCTGCGAGAAGCCTAGCCTCTCGGCTTTTCCTATCTTTGGCGCCGTCGCGCCGTTGCGGTTCCAATAAAGGTGCGCATAACGCCGCGCCGTATCACGCAAAACGTCGGGATCCAAGTGATGCCCGTCAAGAAAATCGAGCGCCCATAGCTGGCCAATTCCGTCGAACGCCTGGTCCGCTGCTTTTCCGTTACGGATGCACTGAGCGTCGAACAAGTTGCGGCGCTCTTGAACGCGGTCGTTGCCGTAATCCCACTTTGTGCGGGCGAGCACGGTCGAGGGCTTCTTTTTGCGTCCGCTGGGTGAGCGACTGCCGCTAGTTTTCTTGCGTCCCACGCCGTCCTCCCGCGTTAGGGATGCCACTCCGCGAAAACCGAAGGTTTGAGGCCGAAGGCTGGCAGCCCGACGGTGCGCAGCACCGGAACGCCCAACCGTTCACGTCGCAAATAAACTCAGTCACCTCATATCCCACTTGAAACCCCCCCCCCCGAGTGATTGGCTATGCGTCGATCATGTAGCGCGAGCCGTCAGCTCGATATCGTGCCTTGGCCCCGAGCTTTTCGAGGGTCGCGTTGAGCTCGGCAGTGTCATCTTCGGTCATCGGCTGTCCGCGACGATCCATCACAGGGATTTTGACCGGCGGCGCTTCAAGGGCCTTACGCTGTTCCGATGCATGGGAGCGGCTGGAACGATGCTCGGCAACCAGCTTGGCTATCTCTGGAACGATCTGCGACGGGCGAGTTACGGTGCGGCGAACCTCCATCGATATCTCAACGACCTCGCTTGCCCGAATGTCTTTCAGCGCATCCACGGCAGAGGCTATCCAGATTGCCTGCTGGTCGGCGCTCATGGTGATCGGGGCGACCAGGCCAAGCATCTTCGCCAGCTCAGCCGAAAGCCCCTCCATGTCTGAGCGCGGATTGAACCCTTGCGAGGGCAGTTGCGGTCGGGTTGTTGTCAGCTCGTTCATTGCCGAAATTCCTTGGTGCGAAAACCGTTTCCCATCCTCGTTCGATTGCGAGGTCGATCATCTCGCCGGGTGGCCATCCAGCCTCGGCAAGCTCGGTCAGCTTGTTGCAGACCAGGGTGTAGGAGCGTTCGTTCAGAGGTTTCTTCCGTTGCTTGCGGAATGCCTGCCACTGCTCGGGGCTGATTCCTTCCGGCTCAGGAAACTTTTTGACCTCTGCTTTAGCAGAGGGTTTTTCTACACGGGTGGGGGTTAGATTATCTCTTTCATTGGGGGAGGGCGTTACGTCACGCGTTACGTCACGTTTGTTATCCCGGTAGCGCTTTTGACGGATAGCGGCTGAACTCTTTGGCGCGACCACCTCCATAGCGCGCGCGACCTCCAGAATGTCGTCACCAGTAAGCCCTTTGGCGAGCAGGACGGAGATGGTTTCGGCGTTCACGCCAGATCGCTCCGCATTTGTGCTTCACGCTCGAGCTTTTCCAGAATCTCCAGCTCGTCCTTGCGGTGCTTGGCGAGCACATGCGGAAGGTGCGCGAAACGCGGATATCCGACCTGCTCGCTTTCCTTGAACGACAGCCGCCACGTTGATCCGCTGGACAGGCGATAGACGCAGCAATGCTCGTCGACGCTGGCATAGACCACGCCGTGCCTTTCGTTCGCCTCCATGAAGCGATGCGCCTTGAGGCTTATGGCGGTCATGCGCTATATCCAGCGGGAAGAAGCCTCTCGCCAGCTCCAGGCTGGAAGCCGTGTTTCTTCTCCCAGCTGCGAAACATTCGTTGCAGCGCTTCGTTGAGATTGCGGCTACCGATCTCGGCTTCCCGTGCATCGACAACGTGCGCGTCGTAGCCGTAGCTCGCGTTCTTATAGACCGCGCGTTCCGCCTTGAATCGCCGTGGTTGCTTGGGCTGGATATTGACGCGGGCGCGTTCGACCCGCTCCCGCGATATGCCGAAGTAATTGGCGACCGTCTGATCGTCCTTGATATATCGGCAGAGGCGCTCGATCTCGGCCCCGCTGGCGGCGAAATGGCCTGCGTTAAGAGCGTTGCGGCTCATTTCCCCTCCATCATGTCATCGGTTATTGTTGGAACGGTCGCTGCGATTTCCTCGGGCAGCTTGCGGGATCCATTCTGCTGGAGGCGAAATTCAACCAGAAGCTCGTCTGCGCTCGTCCACGGATTGTGTGAGGCCAGGCGCTCGAGGTTGAGGTTTTCGGGCGTGTTGCCGTGGCGGAGCAATGTGCCGACGAAATTCTGGAGGCGGGTTGCGCCGATGCGGGGAAAGGCGGTCATGCGGCCACGTCCACGTTCCACACGAACGCGCCGTGCATTGAACTGCTTTCCAGCCGCGCTGCCGCATCGTCTCCAAACGCCGCGAACACTGGCGGAGCGCCGCTGTTGGCGGCCTGTTCAGAGCCGTCGGGGCGGCAGAATTTGATGCGTGAGCTGCGGAAGAAAATCAGGTCCGCGTGACGCCAGATCGGCCGAAACCATTCCGCTTCTGTTCGGGCGTGAACCAGGCAAATTCCGTTGCCATGAGCGGCTAATTTTGCTATCCATTTTCCCACTTGGTATCGGTCGAATGGCGGGTTCAGCCACACCATGCCGTGCCAGCTCTTTGACAGGCCGTCATCGGCTTCGATGTAATTGTCTCTCGCGCAATCCCACGGGCGATCGGTCGCGGCGCATGGGTCGAGATCGAACGGCCCCAAGTCGCCGATAATCCACTTCGGCGTTAGGTGAACCTGAGACTTGCCGACGCAGCGCTGATGTGAGCCGAGCGTCATTGCGCCAACTCCGCCCTGCACGGAGCTCCAGCGGCTTTCAGGAACGCGTGCGCCTCATCGACTGACTTGACGATCTCAGCTTGCCAGCCCATGCCGGTAATCCGGTCCAGCATGGAGACCTGTTCATCGGACGTAACGCTGCGCTTGGGCCGCTTCACTTCCATGAACGCAACACCGCTTTTCCAGATGCAGATGAGATCGGGAAAGCCGACACGCATTCCGTCGCCCTTGAGTGCTCCCATTTGCTTGAAGCGGGCGGTTGCCGATCCCGCCAGATGAGCCCCGCCGGGTGAATGGTGGATCAGCACGTCGGGAAAGCAGACGCGGGCCATTGCGAGGATAGCACGCTGCACTTGGCGCTCGGTCGGGATCGGCGCGCCGCACTTCCTGGGTTTTGGTTCCCCCGGCACGGCCTAAGTCCTTGCTTGCGAGCGGAGGAGCTTCCGGCACGCCTTGTAATGGCGGTAGAGGAAGAGGAACTCGCGGATCACTTGCGCTTGCTCTTTGGCGCAGTGAGCCGGGAGAGAGCATCGGCCTCGCGCTTGGCCACTTTCCGCAACTCGAACTGGTGAAGCGCGTCGAGGACAATCTTCTGTTCCGCGCGTGTCAGCGTAAACGGCGTTTCAACGCTATACCCGTTGCCGAAGCCCGCGTAATGTTTTGTGATCCTAAGGTCGCGAGTTGAGTTGAGGTATTCCACGTATCCGCAGCCGGTACCCATCCCGCTTTTGTATTCGCGCCCCCACTCATCGCGCGTTTCAGGGTCGGTCAGGGAGGCAGCAAGAAGCCGGGCAGGAGACGAGTTAGGAATCTCTGGCTCTGGAGGAGGCGGCGGCGGCGCACACTCGCGTTCGCAATTGGTGCCGCGACAGAAGATTATCCTCATTCCCCCTCCAGCGCCGCCAGCTCACGGATGAGGCGACGGCGTTTCTCTTCGATGGTTTCGGGTTCGCGCGGCTGCATTTCCCAGAGCTGGCGAATCTCCGCGCAATGCTCTGGAAAGCGCGCCAAAAGCCTTGCAATCGTCACGAAATTCAGTAGGTTGCGCTGGTATTTCGCGTTCTCGATCGTCTCGGCGTCAACGTCCACTTCCGCGCCGATTTGCGCCATTGTCAGGCGCTCCTGGTATTCGATTCCGAATACCGCGTTGGAGATCGCGATAAGGGACGCCTTCCGGTCGGGAGGGCCATAAAGGCAAAGACGTTCCGGAGCCGTTGCCATTATAGCCCGGCCCCACGATGACAGTGCGAGTCACCGATGGGCCGTCCGCCGGACTTGACGGACACTCCCCCTTCCGCGCTCTTTGCGCGGGCGGCCCGCAACTCTTCGAAATTAGTGGCATTCCCCACCTTCGCCGATCCGTTACGCTCGAAAGCGCGGCCCCGGTCAGCGTTGACGCTTGCGCGCAGGAGGGGCTTCAAACCCGCTGCCACGGTCGAGTGTGTAGGAGCCGGGGCCATGAAGATTCAGCCGATCGTCTGGAGTTCGCGCGCGAGCTTATCGACGCGGCCAAGACTTTCGGTCAGGCGATCGATGTTGCCCAGGTGGCCAGATGGCACGGGAACCGGGCCACACTTGCCCTCGCCGGTCCCGCCACCACGGCAGCGATCGATGAATGCTTGCAGGTATCCCGCGATACGATTAGCTTCGTCGGCAAGCTCACTGATCCGCGCGAGATAGGGGCGGTCGGACACGTTCGGGGCCGCATCGCCGCAAGCGTCAAGTGTCGCGTAGTCCATTGTTCACTCTCCTTCGTTGATGATGTTGAGAAGCGCCGTTGTGCGGCAGTCTCCATCGGCGAACTCGTCACCGATTTGCTCGGCATTGTTCAGCCTGATGACGACGATCGCACTGATACCGATGGCGAGAAGCGCGGTGAGGATGGTTGCTTCCATCTACTTCGCCGCCACGAAAGCGCGGATTGCCGCGACGGTGAACGCGAACAGCCACGAAAGACCCATTGCCTCGGAAAGATCGGGTCCGCCGATCCTCAGTCCCGCATAGGATGCAAGAGGGCCAATACCAGCGCCGATGATCCAGGTGAGCCCGCGAGACATCTAGCGGCGCTCCATCCGCTTGGTCAGCAGAAGCTCGGGAACTGGCCCATTCCCTCTCACCTGGTTGCAGGAGCGGTGAGCAAGGCGGACATTCGCGATTGCGTTACGTCCGCCACGCGAGTGCGGCACAATGTGGTCGAGGGTCAGTTCGTCCGAGGCAATTTCCTCATTGCAGAGCCAGCAGAATGGTCCGTGCAATTCCAGCAGAAGGTCGCGGATGCGCCTCTTATGGGCCGAGTTGAGCTTGGAGTTCAGCCGTCGCGGGGCGACCAGCTGCCTATCGGTTTTGAGTGTTGCGAGAAGAACCGCGGGATCGTGCGTCCAGCGCTCGCTAACGGCTTGGTTTCCCCCACCCACGCCTATATCTCCGGCGCTAGTGGTGAATGGGTGGCCCAGAGACTTACTACGGCCGCGCTCTGGGCCGGCGCGTCACAAGGGGATAGCGACGCGCGGTTATTGATGTTCGGCAAGGAACTGGTAGGGTTTCCAGCGGCACTAACAGCGCGCTCGGACGTTGTTTTGGCCGGAGGGTTGAACCTATGCCCCCGCGTGATTTCGAGGCAGTTTC